TTAAAAGATTTAATAATTGATTTAGGTAGTTAGAGCGATGTGTGGGGCCAAAATAATAGTGAGCCTTTAATCTACATTCCTAATATAATGTTAAGTCAAGATGATTTTTAGGTCATAGGAACTAAGTTAGACACTTTAAAAATTACAATAAATGATATTGTTTTTATCAAATTTCATGCTACTGAAATGATAGAAGAATTGCGTAAGTGTAATATAATTAAAATAAATCTTATTGGGCGCCCTAATATAAATGTTTGGATGGGACATCGTACTCCACAAATTTTGATTGAGGATTATGAGGTCATTGATGATCTCCTTACATTTTAAAATGGAAAAAATCGATGGATATGTAAGTAGAATTAAAATCAACGGGAAAACTTATGCCTTAAGATGTGAAGTAATTGAAGCGCATCCTATCGTATGTAAAAAATGTGGAGCAAGTTTTGAATTGCGATATGGCGAAGGAAAATGTGAACATTGTGGGACCTATTATACAACTAAATTTGATATAGTAGAGATTTAATTTGATTATTTTTTGATTTTGTGGTATAATATATATAGAAAAATAAGAATGGCAGAATTCACAATTTTATGAAAACTACCAAGATTAATTCTACTTATATATAGAGGTGATAAAAATGATAGGTATTTATAAATATACTAATAAAATAAATGGGAAAATATATATAGGTAGAAGTATAAATATTTCACATCGTAAATGGGAACACGTTCATCACCCTTCTCCATATTCATACTTTGATTAGACAATAACTAAAATTGGCGAAGATAAGTTTGATTTTGAAATAATTGAAGAATGTACTATAGATACAATTAAAGAACGCGAAAAATATTGGATTAAATTTTATAATTGTTGTGTTCTTGATAATAGAGAACAAGGTTACAATTTAACTCGCGGCGGAGAAGAATATTAGAGTGATGAAAATCCCTGGGCAAAATTAACAATAAAACAAATAGAAGAAATAATAGATAAACTAGCCAACACAAAAATTTCTATTTAGGAGCTTTCAAAATAGTATAAAGTACATTATAATACTATTAGTAATATAAATAGATGCAAAACCTGGAATTGGCTACATAGTTTTAAATAGAATATTCGTATAGAATCTCAAGGAAGCGTTTCTAGAGGGGAGTTAGGTACAAATAAAATTTCCGAATAGCAAGCACTTTACATTATTGAACTACTTAAAAATGATAAGCGTTCTCTAGCTCAAATTAGTCGAGATGAAAATATAAGTTTAAATATTATACATGATATTAATAGATGTAGAACTTGGAAATATTTACATGATTACAAAACAAATATTCGTAAAGAATCAAAGGTGGTGATGTCAAATAATGAAGACTCAATATAAATACCCTGGTAGTCTTCATAACTAGGGAACCATTCGCAATATAGTAATCTTCGTTTACGCGATTGCATTATAAAAGAAACCGACTTAATAGATTATGCAATAGACCTTGGTCATGAACTCGTGGCAATTACAGATCACGAAACTATTGCTAATTCTGTTAAAGTAGAAAAATATTATAAAAAAATAAAAGAAAAAAATCCTAACTTTAAAGTAGTATTTGGTAATGAAATTTATCTTTGCCGCAACGGACTTAATATCTCTAATTATAACAAAGAAACCGATAAATATTATCACTTTGTTCTTCTTGCTTGCGATGCCGTTGGGCATCAGCAAATTAGAGAAATATCAACCCGTGCATGGCTTCGTAGTTACATGGCGCGCGGAATGAGGAGAGTTCCAACCTATTATAATGATCTTTTTGAAATAATTGGAACTAACCCTGGTCATGTAATTGGTTCTACGGCTTGTTTAGGAGGCGCGCTACCCACTCAAATCTTGCGCGCAGTAAACAATCCGTCTCTACTTCCTAAAATCGAAATTTGGCTTAAACAAATGGACTCTTTATTCGGCCATGGTAATTTTTATCTTGAAATGCAGCCATCTAAAAATAAAGATCAAATTTATGTAAATAAGGAACTTTTAAAGTATTCTGAACAGTTTGATATTCCTTATATTATCACAACAGATTCTCACTATTTAAAAAAAGAAGATAGAGCTTTTCATAAAGCCTACCTTAATGCGCAAAATGGTGATAGAGAAGTAGATGATTTTTATGCTACGACTTATCTTATGGATACCAAAGAACTTGAAAGTTATTTTAAATATTTTGATGAAGATGTACTTCAAACAGCTTATAAAAATATTCTCAATATAAAAGAAAAAATAGAAGACTTTAGTTTACTGCGCCCACTTAAAATTCCTAGCCTTAAGTGGAAAGAACAAAATGTTTTAATGGGATATAAAGAGCGTTTATATCTGTATGAAAAGATACCTTTTCTTAAAACTTTTCTTACTTCCGAATATGAAAGTGACCAAATTTTAGTAGAAGCTGTATTAAGTGGAATCGAACGGCATCCTGATCTTCAAAATGATGAAGCCTATGAAGAAATTAATGCTTGTTTGGAGGACACTTGGATTTCTTCAAACGTAAATAAGGCACGATGGAGTGCATATTATCTTAATCTTCAAAACATCATTGATATTTGCTGGGATGCCGGTAGCTTAGTAGGTTGCGGAAGAGGTTCTGGCGTAGGTTTCATCCTACTTTATTGTCTTGACATAACGCAAATTAATCCTTTGAGAGAAAAAACTAAAACTTACAGATGGCGTTTTCTTAATCCTGAACGTGTATCAGTATTAGATATTGATTTTGATATTGAAGGTACAAAACGCGCGCAAGTTCTTAATGCTTTCCGTAAATATTATGGAGAAGATAGGGTTGCTAATGTGGCAACTTATCGCACGGAAAAATCTAAATCGGCTATTCTTACTGCCGCGAGAGGCCTTGGCATTGACGTAGATATAGCGCAGTATATTGCTAGCCTTATTCCGGCGGATCGTGGAATGTTAAGAACCTTAGACCAATGTTATAATGGAGATAAAGAAAATGATTATCCTCCAGTAAAACAGTTTGTTATAGAAATGAATAATTATCCTGAATTGTGGAATATGGCGCAAAAAATTGAAGGGCTGGTCTGCGGTAGTGGTCTACATGCTGGTGGAGTTATTTTTGTAGATGAACCCTTTACAAATTCTACAGCTTTAATGCGGGCGCCTGATGGAACTATTTGTACACAATTTGAACTCCATGACTCAGAAGATGTGAGTCTTATTAAATATGATGCCCTTTCAGTAGAAGCTATGGATAAAATTCATAACTGCCTTGATTTACTTTGTGATGCGGGTCTTATTGAACGAGAGCGCACATTAAAAGAAACTTATGAAAAAGTAATTGGTATTTATACTCTAGAAAGAGATAATCCAGAAATGTGGAAAATGGTTTGGAACCATGAAATTCAATCTCTTTTTCAAATGGAAAAACAATCAGGAATTAATGGAATTGCGCTTTTGAAACCGACTTCTGTTGACGACTTAGCTACCCTAAATTCGGTTATTCGTCTTATGGCGCAAGAAAAAGGTGGAGAAATGCCGACTGAAAAGCTTTCTCATTTTAAGGCCAATGTTTCTCTTTGGGACGAAGAAATGGAAAAGTGGGGCCTAAACGAAGAAGAAAAAACAATTCTCCATAAACAGCTGGATACTTCTTACGGTATCTGCGAATCTCAGGAAGGATTTATGCAATTAGTTCAAACACCAGAATGCGGTGGTTTTAATCTAACATGGGCAGATAGATTAAGAAAATCTATTGCAAAGAAAAATCCTAAAGAATTTGATCAACTTACAGAAGAATATTATAAAAATATAGAAGAAAAGAATTTAAGTTATTCTTTATGTAACTATGTTTGGAAAGTATTAGTTGCATATAGTCGTGGATATGGTTTTAATAAAAGTCACACTCTTGCCTATTCACTTATAGCTCTTCAAGAAATGAATTTAGCCTTTAAGTTTCCTATTATCTTTTGGAATTGTGCTTGTCTTATAAATGATAGCGGCGGCGCAGAAGACAATGAAGAAGAAGAAGAAGAAGAAAATACACTTCAAGAGGAAACTTTTGATAATGAAGTTGAAGATTTTATCGAAGATGATAAAGATGACGATGAAGAGGATGAAGATAGTGAAGTAACAGAAAAGAAAAAGAAAAAATCCAAGGTTACTAACTATGGTAAAATTGCTACCGCTATTGGAAAAATGCGTATGGCTGGTATAGAAGTTTATCCTCCCGATATTAATAAATCTACTTTTACTTTTTCTCCAGATGAAGAATTAAATATTATTCGTTATGGATTAAGCGGTATTACTAGAATAAGTGAAGAACTTATAAAAACAATTATAGCTGGCCGCCCATATAATTCTGTAGAAGACTTTTTAAACAGAGTTAAAGTAAATAAACTTCAAATGGTTAATTTGATTAAATCAGGTGCTTTTGATAGTTTTAACGATAGAGTACAAGTAATGAG